ATGACTAAGAAGAATAAGGATGTTGTTTACGCCCAAATTAAGAACCCTACTATTAGTAGAGAAAGAATAAGGCAGATACAAGAGCGGGCGCTAGGTAAGTTACGCAAGCTGATGTATGCCAAGGGGTATAAGTTCGAGGATTTTTTCGATGATTCAAAAAAGAAAGGCTAACAATGTTAGGTGATATTCAAGTAGTCAAAGACAAAGAAGAACGCAGATTAAGCAAAGTTAAGATCAGCATTATGCGTAACCCGAAGTTCGCATTATGGTCAGGCTTGATGACTGTGGGTAGAACAAGTGTAGATGAAGATACTCCAACCGCATGTACTAATGGTAGAGATGAACGCTATGGTCGTGAGTTCGTTAAGTCCTTAGATGATAAGGAGTTGGCATTCGTAGTCTTACATGAGACATTGCACAAGGCTTATCGTCATCTGTTTACATGGAAGAAACTCAACGATGAGAACCCTCATCTTGCAAACCTAGCATGTGACTATGTAATCAACCTTCAGCTAAAGGATATGGATAAGGATGAACTGCTAGTAGCAATGCCTCAGCGTAATGGTAAGGCGATAGGTGCAGTCGATGAACGATTCCGAGGGATGAATGCTAAGCAAGTATTCGATATTCTGAAAGAAGAAGAGGAAGAAGGCGGTGGTGGTGGCGGTGGTGAAGGCTTTGATGACCATGATTGGGAAGGTGCAAAAGCATTGGATGAAGAATCCAAGAAAGAGCTGGAGCGTGACATCGATCAGGCTATTAGGCAAGGTGTAATTGCTCAGCAGAAACTTGCAGGGCAAGGTGGCGGTGGACTATCTCGAGAGTTGCAAGAGTTGCTTGAACCCAAGGTGGATTGGAGAGAGTTGCTCAAGGAGTTTGTTCGCTCTACATGTAATGCGAAAGATACAAGTTCATGGCGCAGAGTAAATCGTAGATACCTAGGTCAAGATATCTATATGCCTACTCTAATAGGTGAGCGTGTAGGTCATCTTGTGATTGGTATTGATACGAGTGGCTCAGTAGGTGGTAAAGAATTAGCAGAGTTCTTATCTGAGGTGCAAGGCATTGCTAAGGATGTTCACCCTGACAAAGTTGATTTGATCTATTGGGATGGTGCAGTTGCAGGACATGAGGAGTATGACTCTTCCCAAGTGGATAACATTGTTAGCTCTACTCAACCTAAGGGGGGTGGTGGTACTGACCCTACTTGCGTAATGCGTTACTTGAAAGAGAAGGTGATTAAGCCCGAAGCAATCATCATGCTGACTGACGGATATGTGGGGGAGTGGGGAGATGATTGGGATGCACCGATTCTATGGACTATTGTGGGAGGTAATAAATCTGTTGCCTCTGTGGGTAAGACAATACATGTTAAGGACTAATCATATGAACAAAGTAATAGTAAACATGGGGTGGAACAAGGAGTTTGTTATGGATGCTGACAAAGCCCTAACAATGTTAGACCTTCTCAAAGATGCAGAGATGTATACCGAGAAGTATCAAAGTGCAGAGCAAGGGGGTAGTACCTTTCATATCTTCCCCCAAGACAAGTTGTTGTGTGACATGCGTGTATTGAGCGGTGGTATGTATAACCTAGCGAAGTTAGCTGGCAAACCTGAGGAGAAGTAATCATGAGTATATCGTCTAGTGCAGTATTGGTAGAACTAAACATTAGTGTATGGACTGCCAACAAGTTGGATAAGGGTGCAACCGATAGTGTGCTTGTAAGTAATAGTGCAAGTAGTGGTTCGGCACAAGTGCGTAAGAACTTAATGGCTGGTACAGATAAGCGTAAGAAGATAGCTGACTACGCTGCTAGGGCTAGGCTCTACCATAATCAGACTACGCTGTCGTGGTCAGACAAAGGTGCAAGGCTACTACCCACAAGCCTGTTCATGGACTACAAACAAAACATGAATGTGTATCAGAGCAACATGACTACCATGATCGAGGACTTCTATGCAAACTATGCAGACCTGATCGACCTAGCGAAACATCACATGGGCGCATTGTTCAACCCTTACGACTATCCTAGTATCGAGGAGTTGCGTAACAAGTTCGGATTCCGATTAGTATTCTCTCCGTTACCTGAGAGTGGTGACTTCCGCTTGGACATTCCGCAACAGGACATGGTGGAGATGCAAGACAAGTATGAGTTGGCATTCAACGACAGACTCAAAGATGCCATGCGTGAACCTTGGGAGAAGTTGCATAAGAACCTTGTGCATATCTCAGAAAAGCTAACTGATGTAGAGGGTGACGAAGATACTAAGAAGAGGTATCACGATACCCTGATTACGAATGCGCAGGAGCTATGCGGTTTACTTACGCACTTGAACATAACGAAAGACCCATTGCTTGAGAATGCCCGCCGTTCCCTTGAGCTAACAATGTTAGGGGTTGACATCGAGGACATCAAAGAACATGCAGAAGTTCGGCAATCTGTGAAGTCTAAGGTCGATGATATTCTTAAGAAGTTTGATTGGTAAGGGGGATATATGTTTACTGTATTAGTAACAGTACTTGCTTTAACAGGGGCGCTTACATGGGCTTTTGCTTTATATGTTTTATTTACTATTTATTTGGGGGAGAAGTAATCAGATGACATACGAGAACATCAAATTAAAAAAGCATGACAAGTTTGGGGAGGGCGAGAAGGAATCAGTTATCGACCCATTCCTCAAAAGTTTTATAGAGAAGCTAGCACTCAAGTATCCACAATGGACATTCGAGGAAGTGTATAACACGGCTAACCACTCTACTAAGACTTATGAAGCGTATCGTTTTAACATTGTGGATAAGAGAGAAGTACTAGGCACAATCGACAAAGATTATACGAGCAATGTTGGATGGCGGTATTGCGTAGACAACCATCGTATCAGTAGCATGCGAGAGCGTGGTAGCGGTATGAAAACAATCCACGAAGATAAAGCTATCAAACATATAGGTAAGTTCTTTGGTAAGAAGAATGTGAATGAGAAGTTTACTGAGGCTAGTGGAGTAATCATTAATGTTTTAGGTAATGTACACAATCAGAAAAGATGGGACTTGTCACATAAATGGGATGCGTTGCGAGAGCATACGCAAAAGTTTATTTATGAAAACTATGCGCAGTTTGTTAGTTCAATTACGGATACTTCAGTAAGTGCTAGTGTAGAGAAGTTGCCGTCTGTTATAGCTGAGTTTTGTTCAGTTGATGTAATGCAAGATGCGTTGCGTAAAGGAGACGCTTACATTGTGTTCATAGATGGGTTAAACTATTCTATACAAAAGGGCAAAGACCCTTTAGAAATAAAAACGAGTGAAGAGTTGCCCGACTTTATGCGAAGGGCAGTAGGGCTACTTAAGCTAGTTGAAGATAACCAAGTAATAGATGGTGTCGGTGTTCGTGCAAACGAAACGACTTTCTTGGTAATGCCTAACAATGTTAGCTAAGGGGGAAGTATGAGTTTATTTAAACGCAAGTTAAATGTAGTTGAACCTAAACCTAAGGAAAGGATACCAGCAATGGCTATTGATACTAATTCTAAGTTCGTATACACAGGCGGTTCTGATGTGTTAAAAACTTTTAAGAAGTTTGGGTTTGTCCCACCAACCGAGTATCGGAATGATTACTTATTTAAACTTAACAGAGAAGCTAACCAAAGAGATAATGATGAGTGAAGTAACCCTAAAGAAAGGTAGGGGTAGAGGGGCAAAGCCTGCAATGGTTTACCTACCTATTCGTATCAGCCAAGAAGTAGCAGATTTTTTTAATAAATACCCTAACAAGAGTGCAAAGATTAGGGAAGTGTTAGCTAGTTATATTCAACAACAAGGAGAAGTAAATGAAAGCATCAACCAAAAGCAAGAGGATTAACGCATACATGGAGAGCAACCCTGATGCAAAGGCTAGCGAAGTTGCCAAGAAGTTTGGTGTTAGTGTGGCTAGCATATATCAGCGTAGGAATAAGACAAGATTGGCAGCGACTAAAGATGATTGGAAAACCACATGGGTGGGGACAAGCAATAAGAGTATGCGCCAGAAACCTTCAACGCTTGTACCTAACGCAGTAATGTCAATGGCAGTATATGCGGATGACAAGGTGAATAGCCCGAGCCACTATAAGGTGGGTGGTATTGAGACTATCGACTTTATCGAAGCTAAGCAGTTGGACTACCATTTAGGTAATGTGGTTAAGTACATTAGTCGTGCTGAGTTCAAAGACACTAAGCTAGAGAACCTTAAGAAGGCGCAATGGTATCTCAATCGTGCGGTGGAAAACTTAAGCAAGACCTAACAATGTTAGGGGCATTTGATTACGATAGAACCTATTAGCCTTGTAGATGCAAACGATTTTATCATCAGCTAGTTGCCCCGAGATTTCCTTGGCTAGCTGAATCCAAACTCTGAGGGTGGCAGAGAATCTACATATCCACCCAACTCTCCCTTGACAAAGTCCAACACCATGTTATCATGGTGGCATGGCACAAACTCCCGAAAAGAAAGTAAAAGATAAAGTCGTAAAGATACTAAAGCAACATGGTATCTATTACTTCTTTCCTGCAACCCATGGCTTTGGGCGCTCAGGTGTGCCCGATATCATATGCTGTGCTAAGGGTAAGTTCATCGCCATAGAGTGCAAGGCTGGAACTAATAAGCCTACTGCACTACAAGAAAAAGAAATGGCAGACATCCGTAAAGCAGGGGGAGTGACCTTTGTTATCAATGAAACCAACCTAACATTGTTAGAGCGTTGGATTACGGATGAAGATTTTGACTTGGATGGGAGATGCTAATGGCAGATGTTGAAATGAATAAAGGTGTTCAGATATTACTTGAACGCATGAGTAGTAACCCTGATGAGTTTGTTCCTACGCTACGAGATGGGTATTCACAGAAGTGGCGAAACATTCTTCTCTCTGTTGAGATGCGAGTCAATGGGGGTAAGGACTATAGAGATCAATTAGCGTTCCTGACTGACAAAGAAGTCAAAGTCCTATGGGAAAAGATGCAGAGCTTACGAGGGGATTTGTTTACTAAACAAGTTATGGATACCTTGCTACAAGACGCTCATGAATTCCATCCATCAGATGTACCTACTGTCCTAGTCCCTCCCCCTTTTACTATTACTAAAGAACAAATTGCTAAAGAACTATCATCGCTTTCTCGGCAAGTTGCAGGCGGTAGCCCCAAAGGAAAATTTTGAAAATATTTTGCATAGACTTTGAGACTTACTACTCTCAGACTTACTCACTTAGCAAAATGACTACGGAAGAATACATCCGTGGCTCTGAGTTTGAGGTGATTGGCTTTGCTATTCAATGCCATTCAAGGCAAGAAGAAGGTGGGGAACCTTATTGGTATAGCGGTACTAAAGCACAGTTAAAGAAAGCCCTAGATAAATATGAACTCGATAAAAACTTGGTCATTGCGCACAACGCTATGTTTGACATGGCTATCCTTAGTTTTGTATTTGATATAAGACCTAAAGCCATTGTAGATACGCTATCTATGGCAAGAGCAATACATGGCACGGAAGTTGGCGGTAGCTTAGCTAAGTTAGCTGAATACTATAACTTAGGGGTCAAGGGCACAGAGGTGTTAAATGCGCTTGGCAAACATCGCATAGATTTCAACGCTGAAGACCTAGCCAAGTATGGGGAGTACTGTAAGAACGACGTGGTTCTTACGATGGACTTGTTCAAGCATCTAAGTGCAGGCTTTCCTCCTATTGAGCTACGGCTGATAGACCTGACCATCCGTATGTTTACTGAGCCTACACTTGAGTTAGATACCATGCGCCTTATAGATCACCTTGAAACAATAAAGCAAAAGAAAGAAGCGTTCATGGCTAGCGTTGAGGCAGACAAAGAACAAGTCATGAGTAATGATAAGTTTGCTGAGTTGCTAAAGTTTATGGGGGTAACACCACCTACTAAAGTAAGTCCAGCCACAGGAAAGGAAACCTGGGCATTCGCTAAAACGGATGAAGGCTTTAAAGCATTGCTTGAACACCCTATGGATGGGGTACAACTCTTAGCGGCAGCGCGTCTCGGTGTTAAGTCTACTCTAGAAGAAACAAGAACTCAGCGTTTTATTGAGATAGCGGATCGGGGTTTACTACCCATACCACTACGCTACTATGCGGCTCATACAGGTAGGTGGGGTGGAGATGACAAAGTTAATTTACAGAACTTACCAAGAGGCAGTGAACTTAAGTATGCTATTCGTGCCCCTAGTGGTTACAAGATTATTGATAGCGATTCATCACAGATTGAGGCTAGAACATTAGCGTGGTTGGCTGAGCAGAACGATTTGGTTGACGCATTTGAAAGGGGTGAGGATGTATACAAAATCATGGCATCGTCTATCTATGTTAAGGCGCAA